TTGCGTTCCTCGCATAATTGAATCCGATAAATTCTGCATTATCAAATTGTACAGGCTCTAACTCCGGTATGTCATACTGACCAACTCCATCAAATAACATCCTCTGTGCATTTTCGTAATTTCTCTGTGTTTTATACATGGCATAGTCCTTTCCTCATATCATAATTATAAGACAGGTCAAGCATGGATTTGTGCCAACTTTAGGGCATAATAAAAGAGAGGCTGTTATTCCTCTCTTCCCCATACAATCATATACTGCCCGTTCTTTTCTTCCACCAAATGCGCCATTCTCTGCCGCATAAGTCTCTGCGCTGTGCCTTTTCTCCTGTAAAAACTCCGCCTGCTGATTGGGAGAATGCCGTAATGCGCTTCAAGCATGTCGTAACTGGTCCCAATAATGATTGATTCTGTCAGTTTATCAGCTATGATGCTGTCCACGCTCATGCAGATCTCGTATATTTCTTTTTCATCCACGCACATTCCTCCTTAAAACTTTCTTTTCCTATTCTTCTCCCCACCAGATCTTCGGTGTACCATCAGCATTGAGCATAACTGTAAGACCACCGCCCTCTTTATAACCTCCACCAACAAACAAATACATCACGCCAGTATCTTTGTCGGCATAAATAGAATATGTATCCGTAAATTCTACTCCTTCCATCGTATTATCCTGCTCTGCGTCAACATTCACACTCTCGCATCCGGCGATTAAGAGTGTTACCGTCAATATTGCTGCTATAAGTTTCTTTTTCATGGCTTGCTTTTCTCTCCTTAATATCAATCTATCTCAATTTTTATCCCATCCGCTTTATAAACCAAATCTTCTATCGTACTTTTCGTCTTCGATAAGGTCAGTATCCGTATAATTATCAAGACATTTTTCGTATGTCGCTTTCTGGTTTGTGATTCCAGTGTATGTCTCATACGGATTCGGTAAATCATGCTTTTTACAGCATTCGCCGCATATCACAAAACTTCTCGTCTTCGCTTCAAATCCATACGGCGTATTATCGGTATGATACCGCGCAAAATTCTGAAACGGTGTCATCGATAATAATGTTGCAGTTCTATCACAATCTTTTCCACAAAAGTCACATATCGCATGAATCATGTTAATTACCTCTCTTTCTTTACTAAATCTGCTAAAACAAACTCATTTGCCGCTCATCGTACTTATATTTTTGTTTCGTGGGTATCTTCCCTTGGAAAAATATTCTCTCAACCCGGTCTTTCTGTTTCAGATTTGCCATATACTGATTATCAACCTCAGGTGGCACGGAAAAATAATACTCTTCCGGTAACGGCAACCTGTTCTCTGTGCAGATTACTTTAAGTTGTCGTTGATAATAAATGATGTGGTTCCGCGCCAGGTTCATGTTGCATCCATCTGACCAGAACGGATCATTACATCCATTCTGGTTTATATATTTCCAGTGCTGTATCTCTTTTCGTATTTTTACACAATATTGTTTTACTTTCTGATCCGGTCTATCTTTCATGGCATCACCCCCGGAAAGTCCTCAAATCCCATCTGATTATCCCTTTCAAACGACAGCATTTCTTTCTTGGCTCTCTGGTAGAAGTTGCGATCAATCTCAAAACCAAAAGCATTCCTTTCAAGTTCTGCCGCCGCTCTTAATGTGCTGCCACTTCCACAGCACGGATCAATTACCACATCACCGGGATCTGTAAATATCTCTATTAGCTTTTTTAAAACAGATACTGGCTTTTGTGCCGGATGGATTTTCGGAATATCTTTGCCATCTTTCTCCCAAGTAAACCAGTTAAAGATCATATGTCCAGTGCCTCGGATAGTCTTTCCGTTTTCATCGAATCTTGCTCCATTTCTAAACTTTGGCAACTTGTCCCTATATAAGATCAATGCATACTCCGTCGCTCCGACCACTCTCATATTTGCCTTAAGCACCTGTGGACTGTAATTTTTTACAAATACAAGTGGTATGTAATTGTTGAAACCATGCTTCTTTGCCGCTGCAATTAGTGTCTGCATTTGTTCAAAGGCACAAAATACGATCATACACGGTGCGTCGGAGCTCCTTCCGCGGCTTCCTGCTTTCTTCGGCTCTTTCTTGAGCATTTTCGAACAGAAGTGAAAATATTCATAGAGATTAAAGTTAAAATCTGAATTAAATGCCGCTCTTCCTGCAAGCTTACTTTCTCCGTTTTTATTATCTCCGCCGTTGTACCACATCGGATTACTGCCATAAAAGTTTTTTCCTACGTTGTACGGAACATCTGCGATAATTAATTGTGCACTCGGTATTCCGTATTTTTTATAATTCTGCATTGAATCTCTGTAAATTTCACATTTTAATTTCTTCATTTTTCCTAAAAGGAACCCGATATATCGTTACCCCGGCCGGAGGTTCGGCTCCTTTCTTGCATTTTTGAATACTTTGTTTTACTATATCCTTGTCTTTATGATAGGCAGGCGGGTAAAACCGTTTGGGGGAAGGGAATTCGGTTGGCAGTCATAAAATTCATTGCAACTTTAATAATTGCTCTTTGTACTTTTAGTACGGAAACGGAGAATACTATGGCGACACAAATTCCAACCACACAAACAAGTAACACCTTGGTCAGCACAACTGCCGACCGCCCTTCTGCCTATCTTAAAGACATTTATTCTATAAAGTCTTTTAAACTCATCTGCCCGTCTACATTTGCGGCAGCTTCTTTCTCCTGCACCATCCTTTTCTGTTTATATTCATTGTATTTCTTTCTATATTCGTAACTTTTTCCGAAAATGTTCCATGCAGCCTTTACTACGTTTGGTTCATACGGACGAATCAGTTCCAAATCGTCAACAGCCTTATAAGATATCGGGCATCCACAACAACCAGTTCTAGTCAATCCATATACTTCATACGCATCTGAATATCGTATACCATAATAGTTTTTGTACCACTCTTTATCCTTGTCGCTCACATAATAAAGTGGTCTTAATCGATACTGCCCGCTTGAAGTTTCCGCAAAACATAACGCGGTGTTATCTTTCCTCGGAACCGATCTCATTCCACCCTCGTCCCTACGCTCACCGGTAATAACCATCTCATAGTCCTTTTGTATCTTATGTGCGACATTTTTCTTGCAATGTACGCAACAATCGGCGCTTATTTGGAAGTCCGGCGGATACTCCTCTATAAAGTCACGCATATATTTTGACGAATTGATGACCAACTGGATATTTGGTCTTGGTTCCCCGGCGGAGTTGCAGCAACAAAGAAAGTTGATCGTCCCCTCGCAATTTGGGTATCTTTCTTTCAGTTCCGCCCGCTTCGCCTGCTTGTCCTCCGCCTGATCATATTCCTGCGCGATTGATAATGGTACGTTCTTTTTTTGCCATCCAGACAAGCCGGCGGACATAATTTTTGATACAAACGGCACCCCATATTTTCTTGTAGCCTGAACGATGTTTGTCTTTGGTCGAAATTCCTCAATTTCTACACCATACTTTTCCGCCACTTCCATGACATGATTCTTTGTGGCCTGCATTTCAAGTCCAGTATTGAAAAATGCATACTTGACTGGCGGCAGGTTAAAAAGTTTTCGTGTCCGCTCAATAAGATCGATCATAATATCACTGTCTGATCCGCCCGAATATGAACCTATGGCATTCGGATGTTCTCTCAATCTTTTTGCAATAATGCTCTGTATCGCAGTAAATTTTGCTGGTGCATCAAAGTCTGCATAATCCGGTCTATCTGTATACACCCGGCTTCTAAATTCTTCTTTCATTTTTTCTCGGAGTAAAGAGCTCTTTCACGCTGGCCAGCAAACCTCTCACTCCTTTCGATTTATTCTTCCAGTTTCTCGCACCGCTCAAATTCGATAACCCACACCCACGGTGATGCATCCCAACCGTAGCGGTCAAGGTCAGATTTCTTGACGGTGGAGTTCCACAAGTCTTCAAATTGTCCTCTTGCGGTACACGCCCCGGTAAGCAATCCGCTATTGCATCCTTCAGCTTGTGCTTGCACTTCCGTGATCTCTTGCAACCGCTCCACCCTCACATTCGTAACCTTAAGCCAGATACGTGCGGCTTCTTTCGGCATGTGGATGGATGGTTTCCACTTTGTAACATCGGCAATATCATCTTTCTGCCAATCTTCGTAGTAATAGTATCCTTTCGGTGCCTCTTTCCATGTTTCACGAACATACAGGATATCGCCCGTACAGATAGGACAGGTTCTCTCCGCCGTACTTAACTGTTCCATCTGCTCCTTATCAGCAAAGTTATGTACTGCATAAGTTCTCTTGTCGGCATTGTAAAATTCCATATCCGGCACGGTATACTCATTTGCATCTTTGCATATACGCCGGGTACAACTCTTTCTCCCGTCCAGAATCGCCCGAACCATATCGGTATTGAATAAAATCGGTTTAATCGGCATCTACTCCACCTCTTTTCACAATCTCGATCATATCCGTCAATATTCCATCACAACTGAATTGCTCCATTTCACCCTGAAATTCTTTCAACTGCTCTACAACCTTGTCTAGGTCGTAGGCGGTCGGCTGTTCATTTATAATTCTGATATCACGGAAAAGTAAAACTTCCTCTCTGCTTGTTTTTGCGTGATATTCATGACTTTTTTCTAGTCGTTTTACCAATGCATCCGCATCAATCAGTCTCATTGTTTGCCCTCCTGTTCCAATCTGTAGTTGCTTTTGTTCGCTCGTCTTTTCCTGTTCTGATTCCACCGTCCTGATCCATATACATCTCACATTCATAGCTTTTTGGAAGTTCTGTTCCGCATTTCATACATTTGATTTTGAACATTACTCCAACATCCGAATGTGATGACTTATTTACAATGGTAAAGAACATTGCTTTTCCGCCGCAGAACGGGCATGGCTTAAGTTCTTCATTCATTCTTCGTTTTCCTTCCATTTCTCACATGTATCATCCAGTCCACGGAAATCTGCACAGTGTTCACTGTCTCCATTGCAACAAACACCCTCATATTCAGCGTAGTATTTACATGTACTGCAATATTTTTTTGTTGTTGCTTCATTCTCCGTCATGACTCTATCTTTCATTTCTGCCAATTCCTCCTGACTGAATTTTGTGTAACCGATTCCACAATTTGTAAATCCTCCCGCTCTATACGCTATGGTTCTCGGCATCCTACACCTCCAACAGTTCCTGGTTATCAATCATGTTGCCGATCACTTCAAAATTCTCTGAATCAAAATCATCCAGTTCCTCGTAGTCATCACAGCCCGGCTCATTCGTACACCATCCGTTTTCATGCCACACGACACGCTTTCTCGTCTCATCTTCTGGAAACTCAACGTCGATATGCCCTGAAAGAATATCATTCTCAAAAATCAGCTTACCGTTCTTATCAGGCATTGCGGTGCACTGGCAGACGGTTTCTGGGTCTACTTCGGCCATGTTCGGGATATCATTGATCATTCCCCATAGGATATATCTTCTCTCCCAGATACCATATAAATATCCTTGTATCCATTCGCCATTATCAATCCGCTTTCCACGGGATAAAAATCTATTCTCCATCACTCTTTCACTCCCTTCGGTGTTATCTTGATCCTCTTCACACAATCCGGGCAGAAATCAAACCCGTTCACTCTTGTGGTGCATTCCGTGCAGATTTTCTTATCACAGGTCATGGTATAACTTTTAAATCCGCTTCCCCGTGCATGTGTAATAACTGTATTTACAGGCATGTCGCACAGCAAAGTTGATTCCTTTTTTTTACAGAACGGGCACAGATCATCTTTCGGTATATGTTTAACTACGTCTCCCATCACGTTCCACCTTTTTTCCTTTGCAAAATCCTCTATGTTCATGCACGGAAAATGAAATACTTCCGGTCTGCTTCATGTAAGTCAATTTTTCTCCGGTCAACTCACATTTATGTTTACGTTCGTTTAAATACTGACATCTTCCATCACAGTACATCACTTTCCCCCTCCATTTCTTTCAGCTTGGCTTCGGCTTCCTCTCTGGTAAGGAATATCCTTTCGCCAATGTCGCACGGTAAATAGCAACTCTCACCCATATCAGTGTCATTTATAGCATCAATTCTCATAATAGTTCTGTCTTTATGAATCTGCTTGATATATAACTGGATAACGCGCATCATAATAACTGGCTCTTTCGCTCCTTTATTTACCCTATACAAAGTATCTCCAACCTTGCACGGCAACCGCAGAAGTAATCCCTGCTCTTCGGCTTGCTCTCTATTTGCAAGTCTTTCCGCAATCTCTTCCAGGGCTTTGTATCTTCCATCTTTCGCAAGCTGGGTAATGGTAATTCCCTCATCATCCGGTAAATCTGCTGGATGAAATAAAACTTCTCCATTCTCTGCCACATATGTTAATCTCTTCATGCTATCCCTCACTTTCTGCCTTAAGCCATTGTTCCACCTCTGTAACAGAACACATTGCTACACCGCCCTCAATGGTCTTTACGCTCCCCTGCTCATATGTTTCGATTGAGCAAAGGAAATCTAAAAGTTCTTCATCCGTCATGCTCCGGATCCGGTCTGCATTGGTCTGCGGTCTGCATTCTTTCACAATCTCAAAGCACTCATCCTTCCAAGCTAAAACATTTTCTAGCTGATAGGAACTGTAGCCAACATGATAATAGTCCTCTCCGATTTCCTTGTACTTGATTTCGTAATATGGCTTTTTTCCTATCATTGTTACGATAATATCTAAGCAGGAAACTTTAATGCGTTCCGTTTTGCTATCCCGTGCCGCAGTTCTTATACACTCAATCATGACTTTCCTCGCTTTCCCTGTACGGCTCCGGCAGTGGCATCCAAGCATTCACGAACAAATCGTATTCCACATAACTTTTCTCATCGTCCCCCGGATAAAATGCACCGTTTCCGTCCTTATCAGCTTCATATCTGCCAATGTCCGGCAATGTAGAATTTTCAAATGAAATCATGATATATTTATCATCCTCCGGCAGTCTCTCTGTTACCGGAATCCACCCACCAGTCTTTTCTTCCTCTGCCAGAATCCTGTTTATTTCTTCCTCCGAAACCACTTTTGTTAGTGGAGAATACCCGCAGGCTTCTGTTGCTGCCTCAGATATCCGGTTTTTAATCCTGTTTATCGACATTCTGATCCTCGCTTTCTGCAAGTTTTGCATATTTCCAATCGCATACATATGCCGGCCTTTCAACACTCCAAGATGTTGCACCCTGTTCCCATGCATACACTGATCCATTTTCGTATTTTGCAAAATATCTATGAATCCAGGCGTGTTCTTCAGTTGGTCTAACCAAAATCGGTGTATCAACTGGAACCTTGCTCCAATCAACCTGTGGTTCGACATATTCACTGTTCGCCCATTCGTTAACATTTTTTCTGCAATTAATATTACTGTTGAAATCACACTTGCTACATGATGCACCACTGCACTGTCTCAGCTTTCCATCGATCATAGCAATGCTATGTCCCTCGCAGGCAATATTTAAAATCTCTTTTGCATATTTCTCTCTATTCAGCATCCTTCTTCTCCTTCCCGTACCGCAACTGATACGGCACTTCCTTAAAATCTCTCAATGCATCCGGGTTTGGATGCTTTGGTATACTTGTCTGGCGATTTGCCATCTCTTTAACCGCTCTGTTGCGTTCTTTACTGTCTCTATGCATGAGATTCCTCCTAAACGCCCGTAACTTCCCGTATTTTCTCAGTCAACTCCGTCTCTTTCCCACCGTTTAAAATCTTGATCTCTTCTGCGGCACCTTTCAGCATTTTTTTCATATGTTCGATATTGTCCCTCTTATGGCTTGCCTTGACCGCTTTTTCGTCGATTACTGCTGCAATGGTCGGGGTCTCTTCAAAAGTGTTCCTGTATGTTTTTTGAATTTTTTCAATCTGTGATTTTGCTACATCTGCTTTTTCCAGTGCCTCGCCCAGGATTCCAAGTGTTAATTTCTGCTGTTCTGCCCGTTCCAGCTCTTTCTTTGCTTCCTCTTCCAGTTTTTCGTCCAGGATTCTATGGAAGTTCTCGTACATCTTAACTCCTTCGTCACTATCCCCAAGAATATCCGTGATGATCGTCTTTAATGCTTCTCTCTGCTCCGTTGCCGTTGTCTGTTCAATGCATCCCATCGCCCGCGCAAATTCCTGATGCGGTGCTTTCGTGTCTCTTGTATAAAAGAGCATTGCGTCCCTGTCTTCCTTGCGGTCTGTAAATGCCGGAAATATAAATCCTGTATCTGGTGTTCCGACTACTGCATCCCTGATCCTGTTTATAATCCTGTTCTCCTCCTCGCTGTATGCCAGTCCTGGAGCTGTCAGATTTACCGGGCAGATTGCACAAAGCAGATATTCGTATACATCCTCTGACTCGTCTATCCTGTTATTGTCTGAGGTATGTGTAATAACATCATAAGCATCACGATAAAGCAAGATCAGATAGTTTCCGACATGGTCATAATTATCAATCACTCTGTCATAAAATGCTTCCAGCAGATTCTCGTCTTTTAAGCCGCTGTCTCTTATCGCAAGCAGGAACTGCTGCATGTCGTTTTCTTCTTTTGCCTCTTCCGAAAGTTCCAGATTCAACATGTTGTCTTTCAGTTTTCCCTTAAATATTCCTTTTGCAATATCCAGATATTTATAAAATTCTTCATCCGGCAGGTTTAAAAATGTCTCTCCGAACGTTGTCACAATATTTTTATCCACGTCTACATAGCAGCCGCAAATACGGGAAAATGTGCAGTCATTCTTTGTTAATCTTCTTTTTAATTCCAATACATCCTTCTTTTTCATTTTGCTATCCTCTCTACCGTCGCTACATACTTTCCGTAGCTCATCCCGGCTTCTCTTGCTTTTCTTAAAACATCATCTAATGTACTGTTTCTACATGTTTTTACGCTTCTTTTCTCTCTGTCTTTTCTTCTGTGGTACTCATTTCTACACGGTTTTCCACAGGTAAGTGCTCTTGCGGATATTGATTCATAGGTTTTTCCGCAGATAACACACTTTTTTATATACACTTTGCTGTTGAGCACATTTTTCTCCTTTCTCTCCGGCACCAGTTGCCGGAGAATCGCGCGTTTACTGTTTCTGTGATATATTGATTAACCAAAAGTTGGAAAATCCCATTTCTTATAACGCAGCCTGTCCTCATTCCAATCCGGATACTGCTGCATCAGGTACTCTTTAAATATCTCTATCATTTCTGAACGGAGTCCTCTGCTTCCATTGTCCAACAGCATGTGGTGGTACCGGCATCCTACTGCTCCGTTCTGTGGTACGCCAAGTCCTCCTTGGGACTTGTTTATGTAATGCATGATATCTTTTGTCCGATAGAGCATCGGATCTTTATTTTCCATGTGGTACTGCCGCCTGCAGAAGATGCAGCTCTCATCGTCGCGGTAATAGATGATCCGGCGGGTTTCTTCATCGAATTGGAACTTCATGTTTTTTCTGGTCCGGTACCGCATGTCAGTCCTCCTCGTTTTCTGTCTCTTCGATTTCCTCAACCTTCCTCAGTCTCCAGTGTAGATCATCCAGAATAGAGAGCATTTTTTCTATCCTGTTCGGATTACCGGAGTTCCAGAGGTTCTGTAACGTGTTCAGATTGTTTGTGATCGCCGATTTATATCCTTTGTTTATATTTTTGTTATCAATCATACTGTTTTCTGCATTTTCTATTAGGTCTCCTGTATTTTTTTGCTCACTTTCTGTGATCACTGGTTCGTTTTCCTCATTTTCTGGTTCGCTCGGCATATATTCCGGATGGTTCTCAATGCTGTCCTGTCCCGGTAACTGCTGCCCGCCGACCGCCTCCGGCTCATCTGTCTTAATATCTTCCGGCCGTTCTTCCGGTTCGATCGGTGACGTTTCCGGAATATCCGGCTCAATATCATGCAGTGTCTCCTGTTTCTGCTGCATCGGTGGATTTTCTTTAATCGTCTCTTTCTTTGGTTTCTGTTCCAGCTTAGCTTTCGTTACTTTAGATTCTTTCTTCGGTTGCACCGGTGCAACTTCCTGTTTTTTAGGATATGGTTTGCGGTAAAGCTCTGTCCATCTTGTTTCTGGTTCCTTATTTAACTGCATCAGCTGCAGCCACGCTGCACCTATATCTCCCCATCCTATCAGCTCTTTTTCCCCAGTTCGGCTATTAACAATGCGGCATTCTGACTCATCATTGAGCATGAGCATCATTCTTCCATTTCCCGGAATTCTAACGGAATAAGTTTTTTCTCCCTGCGGTGCCAATACTTCTTTTACATCCTCGACACTCCAGTATTCATCTGCAAACCGCTTTGCCATTTCCACGAATAGTTCCGGTTCATCCTCTCCAAGCTGTAGAACAACTTTACCGATGGTATTCTGCTCAAGTTCTTCATCCTTGTCCGGTCCTATCGGTTCTAACATTCTCTCGATGTCCGATACCTTATTTTCCTCGTCCAGTTCGTCTTTAATTGCCTGTATCTCTGCCTTGGAATAACCAGGCGTCAGTCCCTCATTGATTGCATCCGGCAACTGCATCATAAGCGTTAGCTTTGCATATCCATATCCCTGATACTCCGGCAGAAGATGATCTGAATAACCGTTCTCGGCGAATTTATCATTGATATGTATAAATCTGCTTACCTGCGTCTTATCAATGCCGTATTCTGCCTTGGCAAATTCCGTTACATTTGTATATCCGCTTTCTTTCAGAATATTTGTATCTCTGGCTACCTTTAGCAGATAGCCAATTCTTACGAATCCTTCCGCTGTTCTTTGCAGTTCTCCATCTAATTCTGCTTTGTATTCCTGGTATGTTTTTTGATATTCAATTATTTGTTCCATCCCTGTCCTCCTATACTGTTGCCTCCATGAAATCTTGTTCCAGTACATCTGCAAGGAGCTGTCCCGCCAGCTTTCCATGCCATATCTTATTGCCGTTTTTTCTGAGGTTTGCGTAGTTCTCAATCCTCAATTTGTTTGCTTTCTCTCCGAGCTGTTTTTCCTCTTCTGTCAGTTGTTTCCTAAAATACTGCTGCCACTTTTCCAAAAATTTTATTGCTTTTTGGAAGTCAGCATTTTGATTATCCCCTGTCGTTCTTTTTTGTCTTATATTTCCAGATGGTTCAACCTCTAACGTGTACCAAGGAACGTCTAGCTGACAGCTTCTCCTTAGAAAGAATAGATAGCTCTCATCTTTTTGTATTCTCTCAAAATAATAATCACATGTGTGTACGCAATGATTCAGTACCGTTCCTTCGATGACAATATCTAAAACCTCTTTCGGTGCTACTATTGCATATTCACCAAAAGCGAACTCGTATTTTTTAAGTTTTGCCAGCTGTTCATTTACCTTTGGCCACTTTTTTTCGATCGCTTTTGCTTTTTTCCTTAAGTTTCCTCTCTGGCTATTTAATATAGCCTCGTCGTGTGCTCTTTTAACGTCCTTAGGTTTTGCTATCTGTTCATTTTTAACATTCATTTTCAGTTGCTCCGCCATGCACAGGTAGTCTCTCCAAGTTATAAGGGCTTGTTGTAGCGTCTCGTCCATGAGTTTAGCCTGTTTCATCAAGTAGTTGTAACATTGAACAAAACTCAATTTAATTTTCAAGAATCCAAAACTCGAAGGAAGTATATTGGCTTCTCCAAAATCTTTTATCATCTCATCCGGCCAAATTGTATTTGCCACCTTTTCCAGCTGCATCCATCTGAGCATATTGACATTTGCGTCCATGGAAGTTAATCTCTTCAGCCTGCTGCGGTCAATCTTTAACATCTTTGCTATCTCTGTTTCATTCTGTTTTAACAAAGTTTTGTCGTAAGGCTCTTTCATGATTCCTTTTGCAAGTCTGAACATACCAATCCTCGCTAACATCTCTATTGCCGGATTGCCTTGTTCCATTGCAATATACACGGTCGTCGATACAGGAAGATCCGGCCATAAATCAATCGCGCTTCTCTTTAGGAGTGTGTTTCTTTTCAGGCTTGAAAGATTTTTCTTATACAGTTTTATCCTCGTCTGCCAGTAATATGTCCTTTTGTCTATTGGCATGTAACCTTTGTCTAGTATCCATCTATCGTATTTATTCTTGTACGAATCCCACTCATATCTTCTGATTACACCATTATCAAATATCATGATTCTTTCGTATTCTTTCGTTCTTACATAAGGGTCTCTGTAGTCTCTATTTCCATACCATTGTCTTTGTTCAAATCCTCTTATTACAATTCCGCCTTTAAATTTTTGAATAACTTCCCCGTAATATGTTCCTGTACTTAATGTCCGTATTTTTCCTGATGCCTTAAATATTGATTCAACCCCACACGCCTGACACTTTGTTTTTTCACCGTGTTTTGCACCTGATATAGGAACCACCCTCTTGCACCTAGAGCAATACCCCGTTTTTGCTCCTCTGGAGTCGTATTCGTATATCATATAATATTGCTCGGCGGCTTCCTTGCGCATCCATTCTTTAAATCCAGGCATAATCTTAGGGATAAGCGCCATATCCTCGTCCCATGGCTTTTGTTCTTTATCCTCTTTCCTTTTTGTTTCTTTATCTTTTTGCTCCTGCTGCCATTTCTGCAGGCGATATCCTCCTCTACTTGGCTTTTGGCTGTCATGTTCCAGTTTCAAATTGTTTAATGTTCTCATTCCGTCATTCCCGATAAAATACTTTGTATTGCTCCAATATCCAAATCCTGGAACTTCTGGTAAATTCTCTAACATTGAACTCAGCCATCGCACTTCTTTTCCATCCTGGTCTAATTCTCGTGTTATATATTCCTCTCCTTCTACGTTTAAGAATATTTCATATCTTGGATTCTTTATGTCCTTCCTTATATCTTCCGGGAGGAATACTGCCACTTTTATATATCCTGACAAATTCTGAACTCTAAAAAGCACATCGTATTCCGGCATTATTACTTTTCTTTTTTTGTGGTTCCACCATGTTTCCTCTTCGATTTCCTGGAATTGTCTGCCTTTGAACATCATTTCTTTTGTTGCCGGCAGTGCCCGTAATCGTCTTAACTCTTCTTTGCGCATCTGTATTTTCTCCCGTCCACCCTGTAATATGTATCAGGCATATATTGCACGCCGTCTATCAGATAAATTCCTACTTCTTCAATCTCTTTTGTTCCCTTGCCTTCTCGAAGTAAGAATATCGTTGAACCTTCATCTCCTGCCGCTTTTGGATTCTTCCCTCTTACAATCACGATTCCCGTCCCCGTTGCCCTTGCGCTATCTTTCTTGACGTGTATGCTATATTTTCTCTCTGGATGTTCCTGTATCCATTTACACTCTAGCGCTCCCAACTGCTGCAATGTAATTTCTTTCAGTATTTTCATTTCTGTGCATGAAATTTTGTCATCTCCGTCTTCGTGAATGTCTCCACACGCCTCCACGATACAATATCTCGATGAATCATTCCCATACCAGCTCAATACCTCTATAGGCTCTTCTGTGCAATGAAATCCCGTACTTGCACACTTTGCAGAATCTTCCTTGTAGGACTTCCCTACCTCGTACTGGAATCTTCCTTTTCCCATTGTGCATGTAAGGTCTTTATTAAATCCTTTGTATGCTATCATCGTTTTTCCTCCAGGTAGTAAGCTTTCACTATTCTCTTAACATCTGTTTTGTTTGGAAATCCTAAATACACCGGTCCTCTCATCGGCTCTTCTTTTCCGTTATGCATCACTTTTGTAGCTTTGACTATCTTTTCACTTACCTGTACCTTATTTTCAAACGCAAATCTCAACATTATCGCAAGACAATCCCGGAGTTTTTTACCTTTTTTGCAGACAGCGCGCTGTATAGTTTTATCCTCTGTGCACATATCAACAATGGCATCCTTCCAGTCCTCTAGTACACCATTTAACTCCAAGTCTTTGCTCTCTACTCTTAATTTTCCAAGTGCTGCCATGAGCGGTGTTACAAGTTCCTTTGTGTGGTCATCCATGTAATCTTCAGCATCCTCTTTATCAATCCCGTTCTCTTCTGCCAGTTCCAGGAGACTTTCCATATCTCCTTCTGTTTTCAGCCCCTCCGCTGTAAGGTTTAATTCTTCTGCACTGTCAAATTCTCCAAATCTCTCAAACATCCTTTACTTCTCCCTTCGTTCCATTTCTTCTATCAGTTCCTTCGTGTATGCATTTGGCTGTTTCAGATAAAAGCTGCACAGATGCCCCTGCTTTCCTTTTATCAGTTCCAGCCACTTGTCTTTATTTTTGACTGACTGTCCTCTGGTTGTGATCCATCCACTCCTGATCCAGCGTGTTACATCTTCCCGTCCGGCAAATCCGTTGAAAAGATATTCTGAGTCCGTATAAATGGATAACTCACATTTCTCTCTCATACGGGAAAATGCCCGTATCAGAGCTTCCATCTCTGCCCGGTTTGCGTTCATGGACTCGACCAACTCAATATGCTTTCTGACCTCCGGCAGATTCCTGCCCGGTGGGTAATATTCCAGCGTATAACCGATATATCCGTCACGTTCCCATCTGCCCTTTATGGACGTAGCGGTGTATATACTGACTGCCCGCATAAGTCCTCACACTCCCTTCTTATCTCCCCGGCATCCCGTTCCAGCCGGATCTCTGTATAGTAGTAGTACGACATGCCGGTGTACGGGTTTTTTCCGTGCCGGATGCTGTCCCGGTCTATATAATAACCTGGCTTCGGCTCTGGACCATTCTCGACCAGTTTCCTGAGTGTCCAATGTTTATAATCATGTGTCTCTTTCTCCGGCAGTTCTAAATTTTTTGAGCAGGTGTACTCTGAAAAAATTTTTCTTTCTTCCTCTGTTCCAAAAAGTGTCAACTGACCTGTGATCTCCTCTTTTGGTTTTTTTACCAGGTAATCCGCAAGATCTTTAAAATGTCCCTCTTCGTATACCGGTGCATAATTTACATGACCACCTGTCAGCCGTCCCCATATCTGTGAAATAACTTCCGCTGTTCCCGGTGTGCCTTTTATTCTGTTGACCAGTATATGTATATGGATTCCTCCCCTCTCTCCAATCTCGATCCTGCACATATATTTAAGTGCCCGTCCCCTTTTCTTATACACACCTCTAAGCTGGCGAAGAAACTTTTCCCTGATTTTTAAAATTTCCTGTGCAGATACTCTCTCTCCTTTTTTGAGTTTTAATGTGATCCACAGATCTCCTCTTTTAAAATTATTTCTCATCTTCCTCAGTACTAACTTTTCCCTGTTATACTGATTCTGTTTTTTCATCTGCTCCGGTGTAGCTTTTTTTCTTTGTGCCCTCTTCTCTCCCTTTGCTCCATACCGTCCCGCATATTTAAACTCATGCTCTATGATTTTTTTATTTTTGTATTTATAAGTATCATGCCTGTATGCCATATCCCCACCTTGTGTCGGATCTCTAATATATTGAGATTGTTAAATAAGCCGGGGCTTTTCCCCGTTTTCTCTTGCTTTTTCAGCAGGCGCATGATACACTATACCTGTCATAAGTATGGTGTGTATTGCACCTATCTGAGCATTGAAACCTAGCATTTCAATGCTCTTTCTTTATTACATTTTCGAACGTATGTACTGTATGTGAAAACCCGTGGAAAATGCACCAGTCAAGAGCTTTTATATACTGTGCTTCATCTATTAAGCCAATTACCGGATTATTCTTATCACGTACTCCAAAAAGCTCCGCTCTGACTTCTTCTCCCATATCCAGGCACATCACAACCATGGATGCCTGATCTGCACATAAAACTGCCTGCAGGTACTCTTTTCTCATCATATGATCTTTAAATATTTCCGTCTGGTCATACAGCTTTTTTCTTATCTGGTCCTCGTTCAACATTTACCCTTGCCTCCGAAAATGCTTTCTCAATCCTGCCCCAGCCGATCCGCTCCATGATCAACTCTGCTTCCTGTTTCATCTCAATAAAGTTTAGGACTGTATATATCTGTTCTGCCGACAGGGCAGCCTGTCCGTATTTTCCTGCAACAAATGCCGCCTCAAAACTTTGTGCACAATTTGCCGCCCAGTCTTCCATTTCTTCCGGTGTTTTCATTGTCGTCCTCCACAATGTCATAATAAAATTTGAGCTCCGCCTCTTTCGCCAGCATCATAGAAGTTGCGAGTCCTTTATTTTCCCATCGTGTTTTTGTGTCGGAAATCTGCTGGTTGAACTCCGAACGCTTCATCTGCGGTTTTTTTATTGCTTCCCCCAGCTTCTCTTCCAGACTGTCTGCTATCTCCTGCATCCACTCATACCCGCAGTCCATCCCGATTGTTAAATCACGAAGCATAAAAGTCTCTTCTTTTGTCAAATCTAATGTGATCATCTTTCTCTCCTCATTTCTTCGAAAAATAATGTGCTCCGGTCTTTCTCCATGGTGTCCCATAATCAGACCACTGACCTTCCCGGAAATAATAAATTCCCGGATATCCTCTCTGTTCTACTTCCATTTTTACCGCTTGGTACGTCTCCTCTGACGGTTCCCAGATGCCTGCCATCCCTCCATCCCAATATGATGTAAATTGATCCTTCTGGGATATCACGCCTGAGATCGTGTCCGGCCACTGTCCGGAATGATCCTCTGCTCTGTTCAAAATCACATCTGCAACTAGGCGTTTTCCTTCCAGGCTCTGGTTTCCTGCTTCCGCTTCCACGCAGATCGCAAGCAGTTCCAGGCTGTCCCAGTATTCTTCTTCTGCAATATCTATAGTGCATGTTGTATATTCCTGACTTGGTGTTGTCTCCGGCTGTTGCACCGGTGCAACTGGTGTGATCTGTTTAAGTACACCGGAGACAGGCTGTCCAGATACCAGCGCCGGTCGTAAAATATAGATCACTGCGTACATGATGATGATTACGATTGCCATCACATAAAATGGTTTCTTATTTTTCATTGTCACTCTCCTTAATCCGGCATCTCCTTATATTCAAACGTGATCTTTATTCCCGCCAAATCCGTCAAGCTGTATAAATCTTTCAACCTGATCTTTTCCGGATGGTTGATTCGCTCTGTAACTGTCCGCTCTGGAATCCCGCTTTTTAAACTCACGTCCTTCGTTGTCAGATTCTTTGCTCTGAATCCACCAGTCAATAAACCGGCTACATAGTCATAGCGTTTCTTTTCTTTGTTCTCGCATAATTTACTGCCCACTTTTTTTCTCCTTTCAATTATTTCCTTGCATTTCCCGCTCCTTGTTTTTTATAATTGTCTTATCAACTGAACAAGGAGGTTTCTTATGTTACATCAGTACCACATTGATTTTTCACAACTTTCTCCTGATGAGAAAGCAGCTCTTAGTGACCGCATCGACAACATTTCATTCACCGGTATCCAGTGGGAACAGGGTTTTCAATCTGGCACTTTCTTCATTGAGGAGAATTTTGACCTCGGACTTTTAAAAATCCCTGACTGTTGCCATCTTTTCCGCGTCATGTGAAAAACTTCACTTCGTAATCCACGTTGTGCGTCTGCAACGTGGATTTTCTTTTTACTATTACGCAATCTGCTTTCTTGTCTTTTCCTCTTGATTACATGAAGTATCAGGGACATATTGCTGTTATCAAGGCTTACTATCATTAGCTGTTCTGTAATAACAGACATCTATTACTTCTCTGCTTCCGGAAATCCGCTCATTATTCATATTGAATGCTTTTTTATACTTATAGCCTTCCGGACCCGGAAGCGAGACAATTACAATCCTTTCTTTCACTTCCTGCCCATTAATTTTTAAAATTTCTTTGTCAAAATCAATCTCCAGGCTTCGGATTCCATCTGATGAATTCATTCTTCTCATCTCCCTTCTCATCTCCTCTATATCTTCCAACTTGTAGTTTCTTTCTCACTATGCTATCCTTTTCCTTACAGGACGTTGCCGCGTCCGAGTATCACGAAAGGAGATCTTATATGTCTGATTTTTTTGTAAAAATATGTACTAATGGACACTCTATTATCGAACGGCACCCGCTTAAATCAACTGAATATTGCGAAAAATGTGGAGCTGAGTTAATTTCCAAATGCCCCAACTGCAATTCAGCAATTAAAGAGTGGCATATCAATGCAGTTGTTACATATACACCTGAGTTTGAAAAACCTTCCTACTGCCGTTCGTGTGGAAAACCATACCCTTGGACTTCTGCAGCAATAGAAGCAACTGCATTAATGATTCAAGAAGATGCTGAACTCTCTGAATTAGAAAGACAAAATCTTGAAGCTTCCCTTCCAGATATCATTGTTGAAACGCCCAAAACCAAACTTGCAACTATTAGAATTCAAAAAGCACTTCTAACATGTGGTAAATTTACAGCAGAGGCAATTCGCCAATTTGCAATTGATTTCGGTTGCGAACTAGCAAAATCATCGCTTGGACTTTGATTCTTGTAAAAAAAGTCCATATCCAGGGCAACTATCTTTTCCGCAATCATAGTTGTCCTGTTTTTTTACCCAACATTTGCACCCTTTCTTTAATTTCTTTCCACATACAATGCAAAAATTAGCCGTTTGGGATATATTGACATTCCCACAATTAGTACATTCCACCTCTCTCATCTCCTCTCTACTGCTGCACAAGCTGTTTCTTTGATGTCTCGATCTTATCTCTAGCAAGCAGAGCATCTGCTACATTCTGCACCAGGATCAGATCAATCGGTTTTAACTTTGCCATTTTTTCAACCAGTTCTTTTTTTACTTCTTCCATATTTTTCTCCTTTCATGTGTTGTGTTGTTGTTCCCTATGCCTACATTATATTCCCCTTTGCCAATTTGTCAACACTTTTTTGTCCCCTTTGCCAACTTTTTTATTGACTTAACATTTTTCAGGTGTTATTCTATGTTTAGAAAATTAGATATGGAGGTGTGACATGGCGCAGGGAGAACGTATTAAGGAATTGCGAAAAGCACTTAATCTTACATTGGAAAAATTTGGTGAACGTCTTGGTGTTGGTAAAACAGCGATATCAAAGTTGGAAAAGGGAGAAAGGAACCTCACCGATCAGATGTGTAAATCAATCTGCCGGGAGTTTAATGTGAATGAGGCATGGCTCCGTGATGGTGAAGGCGAGATATTCCAGATTCCAGATGACGAGGATGCAGCACTGGTTTCTGAGATTCTCGAGCACACGGACAGGCGGTTTTATCAGGCTGTATTAAATATCGTTCGTACATATTCACAGCTTTCGCCAGAATCGCAGAGTGCTTTGGATGTTTTTGTTGATCAGCTGCTTGAGAATGCAAAAAACCGGAAGGATTAATTTTCCTTCCGGTTTTTTTATATGCTTTTTCTTATATTTGTGGTACTATTCTATTAATCACGACTAGGAGGTATGTTATGAAAAAAGTTTTTTCTGTTTTATCAAGAATTATATGTGGTTTTTTGGGAATTTATTTTTTATTGTGTTCCATTGGTGGAATTATAAATTGTTTTATAAATCCATCAATTCCTATTGTCCTCTGTCTCCTTTTGACTTTCATTTTTGCTATAATCGGAATACTACTAACCAAAATTGCTTTTAATAAAAAAACAAGTACTGGTTCAGCTTCTAATGTAGCTATAAACAATATTCCTGATTCACCAACATATCAAGTTGGTCAATCAGCAGCAACTTGTTCTGTAAATACACAGAACGAACCTACTGATATCGAACCTTCACCTTCTATTCATTCTGAACAATATGTTGAGCACAATGGAGTAATATTTCATCCAGATGGCAGTTCCATAACAGATGAGGAAGTTCCATATCTTGTACAATTAGGATATGAAGAAGCCTTACAAAGAGAAGGTATCTACGATAGTGAAATGCTTGACCTTCCACATATAAATAATGACTTACAAAGCAAGAGATTTCAGACTGCGATTCCATCCTATCAAGAATTGTGCAATATTTCAGCAAATACCAGTAATGTTCCTATGTTGTCGACTGATATTTTCTTTTTAAAATATCTTGATGGTCGCATTCTTGAACACCCTAATATTGCGCAATATTGGTATTATGAATATGATATAAATTACTCGATTGAAATAAAAAAATTGATTTCCTCAGGACTGCTTACTATTTCTCAGATAAACCTAAAAAGATTTAAGGTTGATGATTTAAAAAATATTCTTAGGCATTTTGAATTACCACTTTCTGGTAAAAAAGCTGATCTGCAAAAAAGAATATTAGAAAATATTAGTTTGGAAGAGTTATCTTCTTTCCTTGGCGATTCAACTCACTATTTTTGTGCCACCGACACCGGTTCTGAACTTATCAAAACGGTTCATGATTCCGCAACTTTTAACTTAGAGTTAGAAAATGAAGCCCTATCTTTGATATTAGATTATGACTACGAAGATGCATTTAATTTAATTTGGAATTACAAAAAACAAACACCGGCTGAAAAGAATACTCATTATAATTACAATCCTGCTATGGATGAACTATATGATTCCATAATGATTCCTTGTGGTTTCTTTTATACATTAAAAAAAGATCGTGATATAGAAGAAAACCTAAGAGCAGCAATAGTCTTTTGCCGAATGTATGGATTGGGGCAAGATAAAGTTCGCAAACTAATAATGAGAATTTATATGGAAAGCGGACATGATTTTTCCGAAGATGCCAAAAACTTAATCAATGGAAGATTACTATAACAGTGCCTTAACAAACAAAAAACACCGGAGGGTACTGCTGCCCTCCGGTGTTCCACTTCTTCATGTTTTTGTTTTACAATGTTTTCTCACAATCGTTAATATCTGCTTTAGAAATTTCTCATCCGACTGATCCATCCTGTCTATATATTCCTTCAACTGCATTTTCATAATTTCAAGCATACTGCTGCCCCCTCCTCGTGGCTTTTATCTTCATCCGTAAGTGTAGTTATAAGCAGCGCGCTTTGTTCTTATGTTTGTATTATATTTATTATGCTTGTCATTTGCAAGGTTTGTCTCAATGTTGAGACAACTTTTTTATTTTATCCCTGGAATACTCTGATTCATACAGATCCTCTAGCGGTACCTTAAGTCCTTTTGCAAATTCTTCCAGGTCATCTATTGTTGGATTCTTTTGTCCTTTTAAGATCCGGTATGTAGTAGCTCTAGAAAATGGCACGCTCTCTGTCAGATCTCTTACTTTTATATCCTTCAGTTTCATGATTTCTTGAATTTTTATCTTTGCCATAGGGAAATTATAAAGCGATACGTTTGTGGAGAATACTGGTAAATACTGGTAATAAAATTAAAAGCATTAATATTTCTTTCAATTTTTATCATTTTATCTTGATTATTGGTAACCAATATGTTATGATAATATCAGATGAAGGAGGTAGGTAATGGAAATTCAATACGAAAAAGCCGCTGTCAAGTATCTAAAAGGGTTACAAAAACCCCAACGTGATCTGATTCTCGATGCCATTGAAAAACTGACTCACAAACCTGCCGAAGGCGATATTAAAAAAATGAGTGGTTATAAAGACGGTCGTTACCGGCTGCGCGTCGGAAAGTACAGAATCATTTATAAGTATCTGACAAATAATGAAATCGAGGTTCTCTGCATCATGGATGTGGGAAGCCGTGGGGATATTTATAAGTAATATCCCCACCTGAAAGAAAGGAGTTCTCTATGACAAACACTATTGCACATACCGTATCAATGCTTGAAATGCTCCCGGCACAGGAACAGGATTTTGCCTATGAATTTGTAAAACGTCTTGTCCTTGCATGGGATCCGGATTATACAAAACTTACCCCGGAAGAACGTTCCCGCCTGGAAGCCGCAGAACAGGGGGAATATATAAGTGGAAAGGATATTAACTGGGATGACGAGTGAAAAAAGAAATGCAAATATGATCATAGCAAAAGCTGGCGGTAATGCCAGTCAAAATGCTTATAATTGTAAAGTCTCCATCCCTAAGACCTGGGCGGATAAACTTGGTGTGTCTGTAAATGATAAATCCCTCTCATTAGAATTTGATGGGAATTCTATTGTTATTAAAAAAGCGTAAATAAAAATCTCAGGCTGTCGCATTTTTCAGTATCTTTTTGTTGCACCGGTACAACTTCAATATCCCAGTTGGTAACAATTTGTCACCAACTGGGATATTTTCCTGTTTCTTTTTTATTCTATTTATGTATAATGTAATTAAATTCTACAAAACGAAAACCGCCTCACAATGAAGTGAAGCGGCAATGTAACTGCTCTGAATGAACAATTCTCTCAACAAATATATTGTATCATTCAGGGCAGTCATGTGCAAGTGAAATACTACTCACTGGCTGTTATTTTTATACTTAATTTTAGGAGGATGATACAATGGCTACTGCAAAAAAATTACCTTCCGGATCCTGGAGGTGTCTGGTGTTTAGTCACTATGAATATGTTACCGGTAAAGACGGAAATGTAAAAAAGAAACGGGTTTATGAATCATTTACATGTGACGATCCAAGCCCGGCCGGCAAAAGAAGATGTGAAGCTATGGCAGCAGAGTATGCCGATAAAAAAGAACAGAGTAATCTTTCAAGTTATAAATTGACCTTCCGGGAAGCTGTGGATGCATATATCGTTGAGCGTTCTCAAATTCTATCTCCGGCATCAATCAGGAAATACAGAAGTATGCAAAAAGAATTTTCCATGCTCGATGATTACAAAATAAGGGATATTAATAAAAAAATCATTCAGCAATATATAAATTCTATCTCTGGATCACTGTCTCCAAAAACCGTAAGGGACCGGCATGGTCTTATTACAGCGGTTTTAAAACGATACAACCCGGATATTATTTTGAATACTACTCTTCCAAAAAAGAAACGCATTGAGAGAAGCATTCCATCAGAAAGCGACATCAAGGCTTTAATAAGTGCAGCCAGCGGAACAGAAATGGAAGTCCCTATATACTTGGGCGCGTTCGGTATGATGCGCCGCGGAGAAATATCAGCATTAAAAAAGTCAGACTTTAAAAATAATGTTATCCATGTAAATAAAACGATGGTTCTGTCGCCTGATAATAAATGGATCGTGAAAGCACCGAAATCTTATGCAGGTGATCGTTTTGTTCCTGTTCCACAGTTTGTTGTTGATGCATTCATGGCATTGCCGAACGATGGTGTAAATATGACTCCAAACATTATTACATCACGTTTTGAGCATGTGCTAAATAATGCAGGTATCGAGCATTTCCGCTTCCACGATTTACGTCACTACTCTGCAAGCATACAACATGCGCTTGGAATACCTGATGCTTATATCATGCAGGCTGGCGGATGGGGAGATGATAGAGTATTGAAAGATGTGTACAGACATACTTTTGAGGAATCTGAAAAGAAAATGGGGAATATAGCAATTAATTATTTTGATAGTATGCAACACGAAATGCAACACGACATAAAAAAAACACCGTAAACTCGGTGTTTTAAGAGCAGGGGATGAGAGAATCGAACTCCCACCAAAGGTTTTGGAGACCCCTATCATACCATTTGACCAATCCCCTATATATAAAATGACGTATCAGATACGTCATTTATTTTACTTTTTTCTTATGCAAAAATCAATAGGACTTTTGCCTTATTTCTGATACCTTCAAAACTTCATACAGAACTCCGATTTCTT